TTGTATGTATCGACGAGAAGAATATTCCTCCCACCCCTCCCTCCCTTAGTCAAAAAAAAAGAAAGGCCAGCCTAAGGCCAACCTAAACAATGATATACGGTGTTCAACGATGCTTAACCCAGCACAAGGGATCTATAAACCCACCGATAGCCAGCAATGACGGGGCCTGCAGAGCTATAGGGAAGGAATCAACGGGCAGGAAATGCTTATGCTTTCAGTTGTGTGCGCGTACGCGTGTGCGTGTGTGTGCGCGTGCATGCCCAGGTGTGTGTGCGTGCGCAGGCAGGGGCGTACGGGGGTAGGCGCGCGTGTATCTTTATTAAAAGACCCAACAGATTTTTCTGCCTAAATACCCGGACTATGCTTAACACTCTTTAACTAAGCCCAACAAAGCTCAACACTCTTTGACTCTTATTCTTATATGTACCACGCAGCATACAGTCACACTAGTGTTATTGTAATGCTAAACATATGTCTAACATATTTCTGACATACCCTTAACACTGCTATGTACTTATTGGTAGGAAGAATACCAAGAAGGTTAAGCTAGACTAAGCTAGACTAATCTATAGCAAGATGAACTGAGTTAGACTAATCCAGAGCAAGCCTAACTAATCTAGACTACCTCTTAACTACCCCTAGCTACCCTTGAATACCCTGACTGGATAAAGGCTGCTTAGAGACACCTAAGCCTCCTTCTGGGATACCATGAGTACTGAACTAGAGGATTATGTTTACCTATATCTATACTATACTTTAACTTTAGTTTTCTTCTAAAGGGTGGGTAATCAACCCCCAGCATTCATGGGGGTTCCACGGTAGGTTCCACAGAGCTGTTACCAGCCCATGAGAGCACTAACAGCTGATTTAGCCTTACCACCAAACACGTTATCCTCAAAAGACTTTAACTCTGTCACTAGAAGCTCCTGTCTGTACTTCTCAGCCTCGTTCTTAACATCCACACCCATTGACTCCACCCAATAGTTAACGCCCATGTAGACGGCTTCTAGGCGGTCGTCGTGAGCCAGTGAGCCTCGGTCGTAAGAGATGCGTGTCATTTGGTAGAATAAGGAATAAGAAGGGTCGTCCTGACTTGTCTCGTAGTCCTGTTGGATCACACTCTCGTTGATGATGAGACGGTGCTGCATCATCGCTGGTTCAAGAGCGTCAATCACCCGCTTCTCTTTCTGTGTGTGGTGTCGTACCTCAGATATGGTTACAGGGTGTATTCGAGTGAGGTGTGGTTTAAGCAGTTCCTTATACATACCGTCACCAAAGTTACTTTCAATAAGCACTTCATTCACAGCCCACTTCTTAGCAATAGATGCCAAGAGCTTGAGGACACCGTCATCATAACCATCCTTACAACCCCCAGCTGCCATGACGAAGACATACCCATTTAGGAAGTATGTTACGGCCCAGCCAGTCTCATCCTTACCACGACCTGAGGGGTCAATAGTAAGCAGCTTCCCTGTGTACGCTTTTAACTCATCTGAATACCACAAAGGTCTATAGAATTTATCATTCGTCAAACCCATTGTAGGCAAAGTCTGACATGCCTTATCTGGCTCATTGCTCCAGACAAACTCTGTAGGGGCCTTGTTCATGTCCAGTGACATCACCAACAGATCGTTGAGCTTCAGTGGATACTTCTCAAGGTCAGCCATAGAGGTGTCAATCAGGAACTGTAGGGCATAGCCTGCCTTACCATAGGATGCTCGTCGTTCAGCCAACTCATAAGATGTGAAGCGTTTAGGGTCCACAGGGTCACCTGCGATAGCCTTACCTTCTTCAATCTGTTTCATGATCCAGGGAGCAAGTCTTCCACGATAGCGAACAGAATCCTCAGGGTACTCTGCAGGCCATATACGCATCTTGTAGCCTCGTTCGGGTAACACGTTATACAGACTCATCTCTGTCTGGGGTGTCCCTAGGTAGATGACCTTAGCGTGTGCCACAGGCTTAAGGATTGCGTCAAACTCTTTAATCAGTTCTGACAGCTTCTCTCGAGCACCGTGGGTGGCTGAGTTGTTTAGTACCTCTATGTCATCTGCAACAATAATGTCAGCACGAGAACCTGTTAGCTGACCTGTAATACCCACTGACTTAACTGAGGGGGATTGGTCAGGCGTAGCAGGTGCCACGTCAAAGCTTATCTTAGAGTCACGTTGTCCACGGCGAGGTTTCAGGTCTGTAAGGAAGGGAACCTCCTCAATCAAACGACGAGTAAAGGTAGAGAAGGAATCTGCTCGTTCCTTACTTGCTGATACCACCATGATCTTCCACAGTGGGTTCTTATACAAAGTCCAAAGAACGAAGGCAGCTGTGATCCAAGACTTACCTATTCCTCGGAAGGCTTCAATGATGATTCGCTTGTTATCACTTTGGAGGTAGTCAGCAATATCATATTGAACGGGTGTGGGGTCTGGTAGGTTTAGATGCTTCCAGATTGCAAAAAGGAAGACCCTGAAGTCTCCTTTAAGCTTTTCTTCATAATCATGCATAGTTGTCTCGAGGAGGGTAGGAGGCCGAAGCCCCCTGTTTAGTGTGCGGTGTCTTTGTCAAACTCAGGTAAGAGCTTTGACAGTCCAGCCATAGGGTGACCAGCTTTGGTGGGGTTCCACTCAATGCCATTGTCTTTAAGGAATTGTCGAGCTACTGACATGTCTGCGGAGGAGGCCTCACCTGAAGCCACCCTATTGAACAGCTGTTGAGCAAGTCCAACATGTAGTTGCTCTAGTAGGGATTCAAACTCACTGCCTTTCTTATCTTCTCTCACGTAACTTCCTTACCTCTATGGTCACGAACAATCTCAGTTCCATTAGGCCGAAACTCCCAGGTGTCCTCACCAGTATCTCGAGTGTAGACATCTACATAGCCATGGGCGTATTCAAAGACAACGAAGTCTGTGTCGGCAATCAAGCCACGGCTGTTTAGCTCGTCAATACGTGCTTGCAGGTCTGATACAGCTTGTTCAACTTTTGGTGCTGGTTTAATCTTCTTCTTAGGGGTTACTTGTGTAGTCATTTGTCTCTTCTCCATCCACGATTTTTCTTCTGGGACTGAACTCTCAAGTTCTTTGAGGAGTTGTCCATGGGGTTGCGGTTCTTGTGATCGACATCTTTACCGTCACCTTTCTTAACTCTGCCTTTACTGATCATGAGCGTTCGGGCTGCGTTTCGCATAGCTCGTCGCTTCTTCTGAGCAGGTCGGGCATGGTAGTCACGGTATTCTTTTCCGTAGTCACGTTTTCTTTCTGAAGACATTTCCAATCCATTTAAATAGTCCAGCGATCTTAGGAGCGTAAAACTCCCACACACGCGAGACGACCCATAGTAGGTTTAAGATTAACAAGCACGCAGTCCCTATAAGCACCCAGTCATCGACTGAGTACCCAAAGAAGACGCGAGCACCTACTGGGATAGTTATGGCCTGGGAAGCCCAATTAAGAGTTTCATACGTCTGTTTCATTCTTTAGTCTTTTTAAAGCTGTCAATAACACCCCCACTGAAGTAGAAGGCGCATATCACCAGGACGATTTTAGATACATCCCCTTCCAGCAGTTCCAGTTGCAAAGGCACAGGTTTAAAGAAGGACGTAATAAACGTCACAATCCATGCGAGGGCATAAGGGATGCTGAAGGTCAGGGCTAGGAGGCGTTGTGCTATTTTGAAGGGTTCGTACAGAGCGAGGAGGCGTTCAAATCTTGCAGCTTTTTCTTGGGGTGTGTAGATAGCGTTATCGATTGCCCCTTTACTGATATTTAATGCGGTCGCCGATCCGAAGATCTTTCCTAATACGCTTATGGTGGGTCTCTCCTATTATCCTTGGAACATCCAAAGAGCTGTCTGTTCGATACTAGCGGCCTTCAAGACAGCTTTTAGTTGTCGAACTGTTACGCTTTCTGTTGTGTTGTTTGCTAATCGCCAGAGGGTGCTGTCGTCTTCAGAAGATGAGACTGCAATGACCCTTGCCATTCGGTTTTGTGAATCTTCATCACCGTCGAATACAAGCCCGTCAACCTCTACAACTAACTCAGATACGGCCTTGTCGCGACTAGCCTTAAAGTCTTCATACACCTTTTGGGACGAAGCAGCTGCTTGCTCTGCGGGAGTCAACTCAGAGTAATACTCTGTGGGCAGAGCTGTAACCCTCTGAAACTCAAGCTCAGAAGCCGCGTGCAGCCGTATATCGGCAAGTTGTTCTTTACCTAACAGATACTGAGCTGCGGAAATAATCTCGCTCTCTGGGCTATCTGCCTTCAACCCTAGAGATACAGCGACAGGTGTCATACCCACGGCCGTGCTCAGTAGCTCCTCATCGGTGAACACTACGTCCCAATGAATATACCTTATAATGCCATTCTCACCTGTTGCAGAACGTACTTTCCATTTCTCTTCCATCGTTGCTCCTGTTTATAAATAAGAAAATTTATACTGACTCCTCAGAGTCATTATGTAGTTTATATAATCATCAATCTTCTTCTTCCAGTTGAGATCAACACTAGGGTTTATCACACCAGACTTATAAGAGCTGAACATCCTATTGACTGTGTCCTTAGGGTCATCAGAGAAGAATAGATGGTAATTAATATGGTTAAAAGACGCATTAGGCCTGTTACCATAGGCATCTATTGGGGAGATCTCTATCCCCAACAGTGCAGCATATATCGCTGATTCACTTAAGTGGCTTGTGTAAACGATGTCAGCCTTGGTCATAATAGAATACAGATCGTCTTGCGGATCTAAGAGGACTGACTTTTTACCAACCACAGCTTTAAGCTCACTCATCATATCGGTATTGGTTAATGGGTGAGGCTTGAATGCAACATCCTTTCTATACCTGTCGCGAATCCACTTAATCTTATCTAAGCACGTTTGTCCTTTAAGCTTGTTTGAGCCAGGTAGTACAACCACTGCCTTAAACTTCTTATTTAAGACTTCACCAGCGAGTTTGTATTTACTTGCATCCTTGCTATTGATCCGACCTAGAAAATACTGATCCCAAGGACCAACCACCGACTCTCTGTCACTCAGTGCATCATATGTCTGGCGCAAAGAAACTTCTGCCTGTAATGGGTTCATTATGAAACACCCGGCATAAGTCGTATAATTCAATGTCTTGAAATATGGATTCTCATGTGCGGTACAATCATAAGAAACCTCAAGATCAGACCTTTGCATCTTACGCAAGAAATATGTTTCAACCTCCTCCAATGCAACAAAGCTTTCACTTACATTGACCTCTCCAGTTCTAGCTATCTTTTCAGCCTCATGGAACATCCCATTACTCATAAAATCTCGTTATCCATTCAGTGAGCCTGGAAGTAAGAATACTTGTTGCCCAGGTTGTGGTGGTAATCTGGCTTGTTGCCCAGGTTGTGGTGGTGGCTCTGCTTGTTGCCCATGTCGTAATAGTTGCCCTACTTGTTGACCATGTCGTAATAGTTGCCATACTTGTGGCCCAGGTAGTAGTAGTTGCTCTACTTGTTGCCCAGGTAGTAGTTGTTACTAGGCTTGTGGCCCAGGTAGTAGTTGTTGCTCTA